CTCAGCGCACGGTCCGGATCATCGGCAAGGACGGGTCCGAGAAGCTGGAGACGCTATATCAGGAATTGATAGATCGTCAGACTGGGCGGCCAATCAAGATCAATGATCTGTCCGCGGGCAAGTATGACGTGACTGTGTCGTCTGGGCCCAGCTATGACACCCTCCGGATGGAGTTCGTTGAAGCACTTACTCAGCTTGGTCAGGGTAACCCAATGATCGCTCAGGCGGTCCCGGACTTGATCGTGAAGGCGCTTGACTTCCCGGGCGCAGACGAGGCAGCGGAGCGGCTGAAGATGCTGTTGCCCCCGCCGATACAGCAGCAGCTTTCGGAGGGTAAAGAACTGCCCCCGGAGGCCATGCAGGCCATGCAGCAGGCTCAGGTGATGATGGAGCAGGCGCAGCAGCAGCAGCAGGCGCTAGAGCAGGCTGCGCAGCAGGTAGCGCAGGAAAAGGCGGCAACGGATGCCGAGAAGCAACAGATCGCAGCCGACAAGGCCCTGTTGGACGCCAATTTCAAGCGTATGCAGGCAGAGCTAAAGGCCGCTCAGCTTGAGGCGAGCGTGTCGCAGGGCGCTAAGCAGGAGGAGCTGGACGAAAGAGAGGCGACGGTGGTCGATTCGGAACAGCGGAATGAAGGCGAATCCGCGGCAATGCTGGCTGCACAAGCCTTGATTGAGCAGTCCGCTATTCTATTGGCTCAGCAGTCCGCGATGATGGAGAGAATGACCCTGATGTTGTCGGAATTGTCGCGCCCCACGGCAAAAACCATGCAGGTGATTCGAGACGAGTCTGGCCGAGTCGTCGGCGCTGAAATTGTGGAGGCCGTGAATGGCGCTTGATTCGCTGGTAGCAAAGGGCAACACCGGGGCCGGCACAGACGCGCTTGCGGGTCGGCAGACCGGCGGAGGGTTTGTGGGCGCCGTCATGCTGACTGATGCCTCTGGGGCAGAGGTAGACGGGGCAAATCCTGTTCCTGTGGAGGTCCAGAACACCGCACTTCAGGCCATCGCGGACAGGACTCTCGCCCCGGGACAGGCAGCGATGGCCGCGTCGTCTCCCGTTGTGATTGCCTCGAACCAGTCTGCGATTCCTGTCGCCCTCCCGAACATGACGACGGCCAACTATTCGCAGGCTGGGGCGATCTCGATTAATACCGACTTGGTCGTTTTGGACTGCCAAGGTTTGGAGGGCGTTTCGATCCAGTGCGTCAGCATGGGGACATCTGGAGTCGTGACCCCGGCGTGGTCGAATGATGGCGCAAGCTACGTAGCGGCCACGATCATGACCCCCGCGGGGGTTGCGGCCACTACATTCAGCGCGGCTGGGCTTTGGACGACGCCTGTCCTCGCTAGATTCCTCCGGCTTCGGCTGACCACCGCTGCGACAGCGGGGACGACATCGTTGCAGGTTCGCGGCGCAGTTCAGGCGTCCAATTATCCCGTCGCAGCCCAGCCGATCAGCGGGACGATTTCGATTTCCGGCGCTCCAACGCTTGGCGCAGGGTCTAACCTTGCCGCAGACTTCGGCCTACAGGCGAGAGCCAACGCGACAGGCGCGGCGACGGTCGCAAAGGTTGCCAGCGCGGCGAGTACCAACGCGACGAGCGTCAAGGCTTCTGCGGGGCGTGTTCTTGGCTGGTACCTGACAAACACGACGGCCGCGGTCAAGGTGGTGCGCTTGTACAACCTTGCTTCTGCGCCGACGGTTGGCACTTCCGTTCCTGTTTACAATATCGTGCTGCCGGCGAATGCAAGCGTTAATGCTTCATTCCCTGTCGGGATTGCCCACGCGACAGGTATCGCATACGCAATCACAAACGCGATTGCAGACCTTGACGCGACCGCCGTATCCGCTAACGACGTAATCGGGGCGATTTACTACTCATGATTACGCTTTGGCTCGCAACCGGGTTACTCAGCGGCGAGGAACAGGCCGCACCCCAGATCGTGGGCGGCTGGGGGCTTGGCGTTCGCAAAAAGAAGGTGTCGAAAGCGGTTAAGGAGGAGGCCGAGCGTCAGGCGGCTGAAGCTTTAGCCGCATTTGAGGAGCAAGAGCGACTGAAGCACATAGCCCGGCTGGATGAGTTGCTGAAAATGCAGCCGATTCCCGTGGACATGGACGCAAGATTGATCGCCTTGACTGCGAGAAACGCGGTTAAGGCCCTAATCGAAGAACTTGCGGCAGAGTTTGACCGCTACATGGCGCGTCTTGAGTTCGAGAGAGACGAAGAAGAAGCGGTAATTTTTCTGCTGCTCGCAGCGTGACCGAACCGGACGGCTTCCGGGCTGAATCATCCTTGGAGGATGCGCAATGAGTGGTATCGAAAACGCCGAAAATGGCGCAGTGGTCGAAAAAATCGAGGCTCCGGCCCCGGTAAGTTCCGACGCGACCGCGGAGCAGACTCAGGACCAGAAGGAGCGCGACGATAAAGGTCGCTTCGTCCCTCAAGAGCGAGTCAATGAAATTACCCGAGCCCGGCGACAAGCCGAGCGCGAGCGCGACGAGCTGCGCCAGCAGCTTGAGTTTATGCGGAGCCAAACCCCGCAGCCCCAGCAGCAGGCCGGAATCCCTGACCCGTCGGAACTTGGGTGGGATTTGCAGCAGTGGGGCAAGGCGCTGACGGAAAACGTATCGCGCACCGCCTACGAACAAGCGCAGGCGCAGATTAGGCAAGAGCAGCAGCAGGCATATGAAGCACAGTTGCTACAGCAATTTGAAGCCCGGGAGCAAGCCTTTGCGGCGCAGAGCCCGGACTACTTCGACCGCGTCCAATCCCTTATGGGGACCGTGACTTTTACTCCGGCTGTTGGCGAGATTTTGGCGACCTCCGATCACGGGCCCGCCGTTTTGGATTATCTCGCACAGCACTTGGACGAAGCGGATCGCATTTCTCGACTGCCGCCGCATATGGCCGCTGCACAGATCGGGCGCATCGAGGCGAAAGTCTCCGCGCCGAAAGCTAAGCCCGCATCCAACGCCCCCGCGCCGGTTCCGACGCTTGGCGGTGGAGCGCGCTCCACTAAACCCGTTGGCGAAATGACCTATGAAGAATACAAGGCGTATCGTCAACAGAGCAATTGAGGATTTGAGCAATGCCCAACTCACTTATCACCCCTAGCATCATTGCCAAGGAAACGCTTATGCAGGTTGAAAACAACCTTGTCATGGGCAAGCTGGTTCACCGCGAATACAAGGACGAATTTGTCAAGGTTGGCTCTACCGTCAGCATCCGAAAGCCGGTGAAGTTTGTCGCATCCGATGGTGCGACCCGCGTCAATCAGGATGTTCAGGAAGCAAGCACGCCGTTCACCATCGACAAGCGCAAGCATGTGTCGTGGAAGTTCAGCACTCACGACCTGACGATGACAATTGAGGAGTACAGCGAGCGGTATATCCGTCCCGCTGCGATTGCACTTGCTAACCAGATCGACGCGGACCTGTGTGCGCTTTACCGCGGCATCTTTCACTATGTCGGTACTGCCGGGACGACCCCGGCAACGTATGCGCAGATCGGCGCCCCTAGCGTTCGGCTGGATAATGCGGCGGTTCCTGCGGAGGATCGCCGCTTGGTGCTCAATCCGGAAGGCGCCTTCAATGTCTCGGACATGTTGAAGTCGCTTTATAACCCGGAGCTTGTCAAGGGCGCCATTCGCGGCCGGTCCATGGGCCCTATCGCGAACATGGATACCTACATGGATCAGAACATCCGCAGGCACACTGTCGGAACGTGGGGCACAACGCCGCTTGTTAACGGTGCGTCGCAAAGCGTGACCTATGCGAACGCTTCGCACACCTACGGTAGCACGTCGCAGACGTTGAATATTGATGGCCTTACCGTCACGACGGGAACCTGCCTTGCCGGCGACAGGTTCACCATTGCGGGTGTTTTCGCCGTTAATCCTGTGAGCAAGGAAACTCTCGCGACGCTTCAGGAGTTTGTTGTGCAGGCAGACGCGACGGCGAACGGAAGCGGGCAGGCTGCAATTACGATTTCCCCTGCGATTATCACGTCCGGCCCGTTCCAGACGGTGAGCGCAGCCCCCGCGGATAATGCGGCGATCACTCGCGTCTCCAGCAATTACGTTGCAAACCTTGCGTTTCACAAAAACGCCTTCGGTCTCGTTACGTGCCCGCTGGAGCTTCCGGATGGTGCGGCGTTCAAGGCGAGAGAAACGCACAACGGCTATTCCGTGCGCGTCGTGAAGGATTACGCCATTGATACGGACGAGGACATCATCCGAATCGATACGCTTTACGGCGTCAAGACGCTTTATCCGGAGCTTGCTGCGGTTCTTATGGGATGATGAAATTGGAGGGGAGGAAACGCCTCCCCTCCTCCGGAGGGCGGAATGATCGCAAGCGAAATCACAACGCAAGCACTGCGAATTCTCGGGGTGCTTGCCATAGGGGAATCGGCGAGGGCCGAGGATTCGGCGACGGCGCTTGAGTACCTGAACGACATGCTTGCGGAATGGCATGTTGACGAAGTTGGGCTGCCCGAGTACAGCGCAGAAACGCTGTCCAGCGACCTTAATATCGGAAGGGAGGACAAGGCCGCGGTTGCATTGCAGCTTGCCGTGCGCCTTGCCACCGAATACGGGATGACCCTCGGACCCGACACGCTGTCGCGCGCAGAATCTTCCATGGAAGCATTGCGGAAGCGGTATTTCGCCATTACTCCGGCCGACTATGGGCACCTCCCCGGGGTCCGAAACGGTTGTAGTGAATGAAAACGAACTTCCTAGGCCCTGCATACAAGGCGCGGTCCCTAAGGCTGTCGGCGCAGACGCGGGTTAACCTGCTGTTTGAGCCGCCGGCCCCCGGGTCTGCTGGAGACGGAATGCTGTTTCAGCGTCCGGGCAGGGCGCTATGGGCGACTGTAGGGAATGGCCCGTTGCGCGGCGGGCGCGTGTTTTCAGGCTTCGGCTGGATTGTTTCAGGAGACCAGCTTTTTAGGGTGGATGCCGCCGGGGATTCTGTGCTCGTCGGCACGGTTCCCGGAAGTGGTCGGGTGACGATTGAGGCGAACGACACTCAAGTCGTGGTGATGCATTCCGAAGGCTGGCACGTCGTCACACTTGCGAC